AAGGGTCTAGGGGATTTAGAGGAAATTTGGGGCTCTGAGTGCGTTTTATATTACCCTGAATTGTATGCTGGTCAAACTGATCTATGTGGGGTTTATCAAGGGCGCGAAAGTATAATAGACTTTAAGCAAAGTAACAAGCCTAAAAGAGAAGAGTACATAGGTGATTATTACCTACAACTAGCAGCATATGCTACTGCACATGACGCTGTATACAATACTAAAATTGAGCAGGGTGTAATATTGATGTGCACGCCTGACTTGTATTTTCAAAAGTTTGTCCTTAATGGGGCAAGATTTAGGCAAGCTAAATGGGAATGGTTACAAAGGGTTGATGAATTCTATAAAAATAGAAATGAATAAATGCGACATTCTAGCTTCTCGCTACTACAGGCTAGACTCTGGTAGCAGGGAGCGAGCGGCGAGGGACTGGTTGGAACAGGTTAAGAAAACAGCTAAAATGATTAATACTGAGTTTAAAAAACCCATTATGAACGAAAAAGGAGGAAAATTTTCACAAAGTTTTTAACTTTGTGATTGTTTGTGCAAACTTTGTGTGAGCTAGAAGTATTGGTATATAAGGATAATAGTATTATTTTCACAAAATCACAAAGTTGTTGAGCGTTTTTGGGTTATTATATTCTAATATAATATAATAGTACTTATAGGGAGAAGTGTGATAGACAGAAATTATGCGTAAAACCAAGAAATCCAAGTATAAACACGTTGTAATCAACAAAAAGAAATATTATTTTTACCGAATATCTTGGGTTGATATTACAGGTGACGCTGGACATGCAACAGAAGAAGAATTTGATAGTTTTCAAGCAAGCACTATGATTACTTTAGCTTATATCTATAGCAAAGATAAAAAGTTTTTAAAAACTTTTGCTAGTTATGATGATAAGGACGAAGTTTTTAGTGATAGAAATATATTTCCTATAGGTTGTATTTTAAAATTAGAAAAAATTGATTTATAGACTTGACATTTCTCCCCTAGATTATTATATAATAAGGTATAATTTAAATTAACCTTTTAAGGATAAATTTAAATTAATTATAAACAATAAATACAGGAATAAAAATGAGAACAGAAAAAACAAAAAGTGCAAATGGCACTGCAAGTAATACGGCACTAATTAGAAAAGTTAGTGAAGTACAAGAAACAACTAACTATGAGTTGTTTTGTAACGTCAAAGGCAATAGAGATATTAACGTATCGCACGTTAATAAATTAATTGCTGCAATCAAAAGAAAAAACCTATCTGAGATGCCACTTTATGTTGGTCCTATGAATAAGAATGGACAATATACAATTCTTGATGGGCAACATAGATTTCAAGCATACAAAATTTTATCTTTACCGATAAGATTTCTAGTGGTTGAATACATAAGCATCAATGATGTTGCAGGTATGAATTCTACAAAACTTAGCTGGTCTAATAAAGACTATCTAAAACGTTACGTAGATAAAAACATACCTTCATATATTTATTATAAAAAGTTTATGGAAACATATGGCTTAGATAATAAATTTTCTGTTGTTACAACCATATTAAATGGATGCTACAAAAGGGAAAGAGGCCTAGAACTAAACTTCTTAGATGGTAAGTTTGATATATCAGAAGCAGGACAGAAAAATGCTGAAGCTATTGGAATATTTTTTCTAAATATTTTTGATATTTTAGACAAAGAAGTTAAAAATAGTTTTTTTATGTTTGCATTGCTACATGCAATATCTCATAAAGGATTTAATACAGATCACTTTATAGGTAAACTTAAAAAAAGATCTAAAATGTTTTCTGGTTGCGTAAACACTTATCAGTGGTACGACGTAATTAAGAAAGTGTATAGTACTAGAAATAATAAATACAAAGTAGTCTTTACACCAATTAAAGAAGAACATTAACATTAAGGGGCCTTAATTGGCCCCTAACTTTTAGAAAGGAATAAATATGAAACACAAATTAGACTGTACAGAAAAAGCATGGGAAATGATGATGAAAAATACAACTTGGAAAAAACCTTTGAGGCTTACTCCTAAACGTCAAAAATACATTGATGACATGTGGCCTAGATGGCAAAAATATAGGCAAGCATTAATTGATGCAGATTTGTATAAAGGTTGTGCTTGGTCAGGTGATCGTAAATGGCCTAAAGTAGACATTAACACTAAAGAAAAATTTACAGAAAATCTGTTAACACAACATTGTATGTCTCATCAGTTTAATATATCATTTAGTAATATATGATATGGTGGATAATATTATTATGCATAATACTTCTTGCTTGGGAAGAAGGAAGTAAACCTGGAGATAATATTGATCTATGAAATGTTTTTACTGTGATAATGAAGTAAGATGGAATAATGACTTTGATACCGAAGATACTAATCCTGATTCAGAGTATTTAATAGTAAGCATGTATCAATGTGATAAGTGTGATACTTGGTATGAAGTTTATCATAACAAAAAGGAAACAAATGGCGACTAGAGAAAAAGCAAATAAAGGTAAAGTTTTAAATTACATACAAGAACAATGGGAAGCAGCAAAAGAAATGAAATTATTTCAAATGCTACGTAAAGAAGTTGAGATTGGTAAAAACGGTACTCAACGATATGTAATTAAAAAAGGCCCTAATAAGGGTAAAATTGTAGGATAGTATTCATTTAATATATTTTTAAAATATATTGATTACAAAAAGTTTTAATTTATGGTTCGCGGTCCAACCAGGAGGAAATATGTTTGGATACAAAGACGACGAAGTCGAAAACAAAAACAAAATAGAACAATTAGAAGATAAAGTTGAAGAACTTGAAAATAAAATTGCTAATATTTATGATGTTTTAGAAATTCAAGAAGATGATTCTGATGATTCAATGGATGAGGATTCAGATGAAGATTCTGAAGAAGAATAATCAATAACCTTTTTAGGGGGTGTTGGAGTTTCTAACACCTCCTGAAAGTCTGCTTCAATTAAACCTTTATTATCTTCCAAAATTCTTTTCATCTTATTCATTAATTGATCTGCTGACATATCTTCAATTTTATTATGATGAATAATTTTTTGTTCAATATATAAACCTGCTGCTTTACCTCTTGCTATCTCAGCATTGGTTGCAGCTGACCATGCACCTTTAGCTCTGGCATCATCTCTAATTTTTGCTAATTCAGATATATGTCTACTAAAAGTAACTTCATATTTTTTTTGATATTCATCTCTTAATTCGCCAATGTACTTTGCGACAAGTGGAAACTTATTTGGATTTCTTAATTCAGACGCACGAACGGCTGCGGATTCTTTTTGATAGCCCGCTTCTATTGCACATTCCGTTGGTGTCTTTCTTCCTTCATTCGTCACCAACAGTTGAGCAAATTTAATTTGCATTTCTGTTAATTGCTTTGGTACTCCCATCTATTGACTATTACAGTAATTTGGCGTAAATTGCAATATTCTATAGAAATGGGCCAGGACGGGAGACTGCACTGGTCCACTAAATAAATATGATAAACGGAAAGTTATTCAGACAGACATTAGATAAATTTTTAACTTCACCCACTGTACAAAACGCAAGGGTTCAAGTTGCACTTCCAAATGGAGATTTTTTTGATATCAAAGGCATTCAATTAATGGAAAATAAATTGATTGGCGTTAGAGAATCTCATCGTTTAGTTATTACAATAGAACCTGAATCTTGGAAAATGGGTAAGGTTATCAAAAAGTTGTAATTACTTTGAAACCTGAGAAAAAATTTTGGCAAGAAGTTAAGAAAAAATCACCTAATATAACTTGGACAAGGATAGAAAATTTAGCCATTCCAGGCGTTCCAGATCTGTTGGGGTATAACAAAAATCATTTCTTTTTCACTGTTGAACTAAAAGTAACTCGTAGTAAAAAAATACGGTTCTCACCACATCAAATTGCCTTCCATATGACCCATCCTAAGAATACTTTCATCTTAGTTAAGTCCCTCGTCTCTAGCCTCTCGTATCTTTATGAGGGCTATAAAATCGAGGAGCTTGCTGCTCGTGGCTTGTCGCTTGACGCTTGTTGCTCGGAGCTTGCGGCTTGCTGCTCGTGGCTTGAGTCTTTAAACGCTTGACGCTTGTTGCTTGTGGCTTGCAGCTTGTGGCTTGCCGCTCGAAGCTTTTATAATTTATAAACACCTCTGTATTCATGGCTGTGAGATCCACTATCGCGTTTGTGGCCAGAGCGCTCTTCTTAGTGCTGGCCATATGCTACATTCTTAACGTTTGGATCCCAGCAGGCTCTGCAATCTTTACAGGCGTTGTCCTGGTCTGGAGCTGGGCACGTCCTGCCGTTTGTCACGACCGTAGATGTATGGGGCCAGCTCGCTGCTGCTTCCTGGTCCACCATCGGCATTGAGAACCTTATCACCAAATTAGAAGGCGCATATTTTAAATATGGCTTAACCCACGCCTCGCGCGTCGGCATCCAGTGCTTCACGTCTGGCGTTAGGCTTGCAACTTTAAAAATTTTAGCTAGGTGCTTTAGGTCCTGTACGTCGCCAGAATCGTGCCATCTAAAATATTTTGATTTTTTAGATTGCAACAGGTGAGTCATTGCTCGAACCCAGTATGGGTGCTTAATGCTGCCCAGACGCCTGTACTGTGCATCCTGCACAACTTTAAATACATAGCAGCCTTTGAGAGCGTAACAACCATAACAGGTGCTGCCTTCTACGTTCTGGAGCTTCTTACCAGTTTTGCATTCTGCAGCTGGTATACCATATGCCCAGCCAGGCATTTTTGAGGGCTTACTTAAACCGCCCACTAGTTTTAATGCTTCTTGTGTCTTCATATATTCTCGCTTTCTGTTTTTGTTGTATCAAGTTTTAAAGCTTCTGTAAATAAATTTGATCTAGTCACCTGGACGCCTGCCGCTTGCTGCTCGTTGCTTGTGGCTTGGCGCTTGTTGCTTATCTCTTGAAAAAACTTCCTGCAGCTGGCCAGATAGGAGGCTGGCAGCGTGCTGTGGTCCTGAGTGAACCAGGGCAGCAGGTCATTGTGTTTAATTCGTTTCAATTGAGACCTTCCTTTCTGAAGCCAGATCTTACCACGGCTGCGCAATAACTTCTAAATAATTGATCAGGCCAGTTTTTTGTTTCTGGTAACTTCTCTTCCATCTTTTTACGAATGTCTTTCCAGTCCGCATCGTTCATTGTTTCCAGCAGCCTGTTGTATTGTTTTTGTGTAATCATGTATTCCTTTCTGTTATATCCTATATAGTCTACTATTTAAATCTTGTCAAGCTTGCCGCTCGTTGCTTGGCGCTCGCGGCTTGCGGCTTGCTGCCTGAATCATGAATCCTGCCTTTACGATCCATCCAATAGGGCCAGCGTAAGAAGCTAAAACTTTTATTTATTTCATTTATAATTTCTTGTTTAGTCCGTTTCATAATTTTTTGCCGCTGGTTCCAGGGAGCGACCCAAAACCAGCGGTTGTGCTTAATGAAGGCCAAGCTATACTTGACCCCTGGTCCATCATCATAGTTGCCTAGGTTTACCTCCAACCTGATGGACCAGGGCTCAAGTTTAACCCCAATCTAACCTTCTTTTCATTGTTTCGACATTTATGTTCTCATCTTTTTTTTGTTCTAAAAAACTATTTGCCATTTGAATTTGTCTCTCATCTAAATTAACTGGAAATATATCCACTAAACCAGAGTTAATTACTTTATGGGCAACACTTGGGTGTTTTAATCTTC